AGGCGCACGCCTGGAAAGTGTGTATGCGGGAAACCGTATCGCGGGTTCGAATCCCGCCCCCTCCGCCATTAAACCGCCTCGAACTCCCCCCAGCCCTGTTCGAGACGCGCAAATCCCCAGGGTTTCCGCAGGTTTTCAAGTTCCGACCGAACCACTGAGACTGCCGCGCGCACCAAAATCGGTCTCAAAAGCGCTTACGTCTCATTCCGACCGAACCTGGGTCCCATTGGTTCGGGCAGAATTTCCGGATTCTTTTCAAGGCGTTAAACCCCCTGCGTCGGCGGTCTATTTGCGATGGATCACTTGGCCTCGAGATCGCTAAAACCTCAGGTAGGCGTGGTGGAGCGCATTTCTGCGCCGTGCAGACCTACACGACGTGTTCAGCAAAATGTCTGCCCCCTGACTTCACACTCACGCCGACGTCATCTGCCAAATGAAATTGCCTGCGAACCTGCCGAATGTATCGGAAATACGGTGGAGGTTGCCTAAAATCTTGTCCGTCTCCTCCCGCACATTAGCGCTGTCCGGAACCTTGAATATTTCACGTACGCCGACCCGATTCCGAACTATATCGCCCGGTTCGAAATGCCAATCCAATGCGTCCCTGCCCATTGATATAGACGCTAGCCCGTTGGGGTACTGTTTGGTGAGAGCAACAAGTGATTTCTCGGCAAGCTTGTCGTCATAGTGAAACGCTAGGTTGTTTCTAATGCGACCCATGATCTTCTGAAAGTCATCCGTCTTTCGGTAGGCTACCAGCTCATGAAACTCCCGCTGCGTTGGCTGATCGCACCTGCCTACGGCGTCTAGCAAGGCGGGAGAGTCCTCAATCTCTTTGATAATCTTCAGCATGCCTTCAAATACATGCGAGATTTGAATGGCGACAAAATACTGAACAGCTTCGTCGCGCCGCAAATTACGCTTGTTGGTGGCATCCGATCGCCACATGCCGACAGCGTCGTTAGCGATGCTGAAGTCATTTATCACCATCATCAGCCGCACCAGTACGGACCCTAGGACAGAGTCCTGGGCGAGCTTATCCATGCTGATGATCTTAGTGCGGCTTCTAGACATGGCGATACAGTCCCAGATAGATTCGGCAAGTCTCAATACCGCGAGAGGCTTCAGGATCGAACCGATTGCTCCACGCTCTGGATATCAGGCCCAAAATCCAAGTGCGTCTGCTCTTCTGACCATCGTCTGAGGGTGTAAAATACAAAAATCACGATTACATTGTAATGCTGAAAATACGGAAAATAAAAGAGCTAGGCAATCATGACGACTGAAGAAGTGCCTACCAACGCTAATTTGTGCCGCATACTCAGCCTTGATGGCGGAGGCGCCAAAGGATTCTATACCCTCGGCGTACTGAAGGAAATTGAAGCGCTCCTTGGTGATCGACCTTTGTGTGAGAAATTTGACTTGGTATTCGGCACCAGTACGGGCGCGATCATCGCGGCGCTTATTGCACTTGGTTACAAAGTGGATGACATCCACGATCTTTATAAAAATTATGTCCCAACAATTATGAAGCAGAAAACAACCGATGGTAAATCGGCGGCACTGGCAAATCTGGCCACAAAGGTGTTCGGCGACGCAAAGTTTGATGACGTAAAGACAGGCATAGGTATCGTTACCACCCGATGGGTGCAAGAGAAACCGATGATCTTCAAAGGCAGTGTCGCACAGGCACATGGCCGTCATGCAACCTTCGCACCGGGCTGGGGAGTGCCGATCGCTGAAGCTGTTCAAGCATCCTGCTCTGCGTATCCGTTCTTCAATCGCAAGATTGTCACGACTTCCGCAGGAGATAAAGTAGAGCTGGCCGATGGTGGTTTCTGCGCCAACAATCCCACACTTTATGCCATCGCGGACGCCCTAGTAGCTTTAAAGCACCAACCGGAAAACGTGCGCGTGATTAGCGTTGGGGTTGGGGTTTATCCGAAACCAAAGCCTAAAGGCGCTTACGAAAAATTCATCAACTTGTTGCCTAGCGTTAAGCTCCTGCAGAAGACCTTGGAGATCAATACGCAGTCGATGGACCAGTTACGTGAGGTACTTTTCAAACACGTTCCAACAATCCGGATTAGCGACACCTTCGAGCGACCAGAAATGGCTACCGATCTGATGGAGCATGATCTCGACAAGCTCAACATTCTGCGCCAGCGTGGCTTAGAATCTTACGCTGCCAAGGAACATCAGCTGAAGGTTTTTTTACTGTAATGGCTATTCCTGAAACACAGTTGGACACATGGTCCGGTCAAGGTGCAATCGCTGGCTCCCGCGACACCTACAAGTTAATCAAAGGCGTCCTGGAGTCAGACGACTCCCCGTATGTAAGGCGTAATTTCGAGGTTTTCCTCCAAGGCTCCTACAAAAACGACACAAACGTCCATGCGGAAAGTGACGTCGACGTCGTGATAAAGCTAACTTCGGCATATCAGTACAATATCGATTCACTGCCAATGGTGCAAAAAGCAGCGATCCAGCGCACATTCACTGGCGGCGTTACTTATAATCTCGCCGAATTTAAACGCGATGTTCTCACTCATCTTAAAGACCATTTTTCTGGTAGCGTCACAGATGGCGAGAAAGCAATTCAGATTGCTGAATATGGAAAGCGTCGCAAGGCAGACGTTATTGTTTGCATGGATTTCCGCAAATACACCTCCTATGTTTCGCCTATTTCTCAGCACTGGAAGGAGGGCATCTGGTTCAAGTCGGCCAGCGGATTGACAATCGCCAACTTTCCTAAATTGCATTCGGACAATTTAACTACTCGTCATCAGGCAACAGCCCAATGGCTAAAGCCCACCGTCCGTATCTTTAAAAACATGCGTCGAAAAATGATCTCAGAAGGTCTAATCATGCCGAATGATGCTCCCTCGTATTTCATCGAAGGCATGCTGTACAATATACCGACTGAAAATTTTGGCGTTTCTTATTCTGACACTGTTCGTAACTGCCTGGTATGGCTTAACGCGGCAACCCGTGCCGACCTGATCTGCGCTAACGGGCAGCACAAACTACTCTACCCTCATTCGCCAGTGACATGGCGGAAAGAGCAGTATGACGCCTTTATTGAAGCTGCTATTAAGCTTTGGAATGAATGGAGTTAGACAGGCCACATAGAGCGCCTATATTTTATATTTCTGCGGCATACAATTGTAGTCAAAAACCCTCTCCATCTGCTCAACCCAAGGCAGATAGGTAGCGTCGATCATCTGCGTAATCGTCGCTGACGGCGGCTCCCGCCACAACAGCAAGCGCTCAAGCACGTCCGGCGAGAGGTAAGCCAGTCGCATCATGGGGCCAACAAACCGGTCGGAAACTTTCTCGGCCTTGGCAATATCTTGGATCGTTGCGGCTTCGCCGGTTTCGAGCTTTCGCCGCCACGACCAAGCACGCCCAAGCGCGCGCAGGATATGCGGATCCTGAACACGAGCCTGAAAATGGGGCTCGAGATCAGGCGCCAAAATTCTCGGACGTCCATTCTTCCGCTTGAAGGCAAGCGGGACGAAGACGCGGATGGTATCGTGTGCCTCGCTCAAGCGGCGACCTCCTGAGTGTGGGTTGTGGTCAGATCGCGCACGAGACTTCCAATGCCTTGGTGGCGTAGATCGACGGCGATCCCGGCGGGGCCAACTGTTACCCTGCTGACAAGCAAGCGGGTGATCCGTGCCTGTTCTGCCGGGAAGAGAGAGGCCCAGAGATCAACAAACCGCATGAGGGCTTCGACGATTGCTCTCTCGTCCATGCATGTTCCCTCCTGCTTGAATGTCTGGATCACACGCGCCGCCACTTCCGGTGTGGCGATCATCCGGCGCATTTCGGCGATGACCGCGCCGTCCACCATTGCGGCGGGCAAGCGCGCGGGACCAGCATCGGCCGTCGCCGTTCGGTTCTGGATGGCGTCCATCGAGATGTAATAATGGTAGAGGCGATCACCCTTGCGGGTATAGGTCGGTGTCATGGCAGCGCCAGAGTTCGAAAAAATCAGGCCCTTCAGCAACGCCTCTGACGTGCTGCGGTTTTCCGCCCGCCGCTCCCGAGGACTTCTCTGCAAGATCGAATGGAGACGGTCCCAGAGCTCCTTGCCGATGATGGCGGTGTGCTCGCCGGGATAGGCAGTGCCCTTATGGACGGCGTCCCCGATGTAGACGCGATTGTTGATGAGCTTGTAGATGAAGCCCTTGTCGATCCTGCGACCGCGCTTGTTGGTGACCCCTTCAACCTGTAGGGCCCGCGCCAACTTCGATGCTGATCCAAGCGAAACGAAGCGCTCAAAGATCATCCTGACCGTCTTGGCTTCGCTCTCGTTGATCACGAGCTTCCGGTCTTTCACGTCATAGCCCAATGGCACAAAGCCGCCCATCCACATGCCGCGCTTGCGGGAGGCGGCGAACTTGTCACGGATGCGCTCGCCGATGACCTCACGCTCGAACTGAGCAAAACTCAGCAGGATATTCAGCGTGAGACGGCCCATTGATGTGGTTGTGTTGAAGGACTGGGTCACCGAGACAAAGGTCACGTTGTTCCGGTCAAGCACCTCCACCAATCTGGCGAAGTCCATCAGCGAGCGACTGAGGCGGTCTATCTTGTAGACGACGATTACGTCAATCAGCCCTTCCTCAACATCGATCAGAAGTTGCTTCAGCGCAGGCCGGTCGAGCGTGCCGCCTGAGAAGCCCCCATCGTCATAGAGGTCACGGATCGAGACCCAGCCCTCAGCCTTTTGGCTGGCGACATAGGCCTCGCAGGCCTCGCGCTGGGCATCAAGGGAGTTGAACTCCATTTCGAGGCCCTCCTCTGAGGATTTGCGCGTGTAGATGGCGCAGCGCGAGCGTTTAGGAATCATGAGTGTGGCTGGATTGCTCATGCCACGCTCCTGCTCTTGTCGCGAAGACCAAAGAATCGAAAGCCGTTCCAGTTCGTGCCGGTGATTGCTTTCGCGACCGCTGAGAGTGATTTGTACTTCCGCGACTGCCAGTCATAGCCATCGCTGAGAATCGTCACCGTGTGCTCGGTCCCATTCCATTCGCGCAGGAGCTTTGTGCCCGGCATGGGATTACGCGCGTCGACCGCCATCGCCTTGCGAGCCGATTTGCCTTCGACTTCGTCGGCGAGCATGTCGAGCGTGCGGCGCGTATCCCGCGACAGACCGCCATAGGTCAGTTCCTGAATTCTGCTTGCTATGCGGACTTCCAAAAACGCCCTGCTGTTATTTGGCGCAGACGTAGCAAACAGGCTGGCCCAAAGCTCTTTCAGCTCTTTCACAGACATGGCCTTCAACGCTGCCAGTTTTGCCAAGACGGATGCATCCATCTCGGCATTATCACCCGGTCTTGGTAGCGCCTGGTCTTTTGGTTTGATTGATTTCCTCATCGTCAGCCTCCAGTTCGATTGCGCAGTTTGCGACGAGCAATACCGCTCTTCAGAGGCGAGAAGTCGACTAAACTGTCTTTGGTTGAGGCAGATAAAGGACTGGACTGTTCGGACAAAATCCGTCTCAACCCTGCGCACAAGAGTTGCGAGAGTTCATCAAGGCGATTGGAATTTGCTATCGGATCAGTCGAAGGTCCGGCGGATTTTTGACAATCAATATTCATTGAGATCGTTCGCTTCGCATTAATGGAAAGCGAAGAATACGAACCTGAAAAATCTACTCAATCGAATTTAGCCGCCCTTATGACCGCAGCGGATCGCGTCGAAAATCACGACGCTAATGTCGTGTGCATAAGTTTTTTCATCAATCTAACGAAGCTCAATCAGCTCACATCTCTCGCGCAAACCAACGAATGCGTCCGACGATATTCATCTCGTCAATCAGTCGCTCATAGGGAGAATAGTGCGTGTTGTCGGAAACAATGCGCACCTGAGGTGGGTCGCTGTTTGGAATGTGCTCCAAGCGTTTTGCCACAAGACCCATGCCGTCAAAGAGCACAAAGATTCCAGGTGGCGTTGGAGAACGTCGGCTCGTATCGACCAGCACCACGTCGCCGCTGTTGAGGGTCGGCGTCATGCTGTCGCCCTCCACATGCATGATGCGCAGACTCAAAGGATCCGTTTTGAGACCCTGCTTTATCCATGATTTCTGGAAGTGATAGGGCCGCCCGTAATCGGGCTCCATATCAACGTTGTTCCCGCCGCCCATGGAGGGCCGGATGTTCACATAGGGCACTGCTACAAAGGCAAGGTCCGGGTTCTCAAGAATGGGGGACTCGCCTTCGACCTCACCCAACCCGTGCAGCAACCAGTTGCGTTCAACCTTGAGGGCGCTGGCGATCTGATCCAACCGTTGAAGGTTCGGGTTCTCCGATTTCCCCCGAATGATGTCGTAGATGAACGAGCGGTTGACCCCCGCGATCTCGGCGACCTGGGCGGCTGTAAGGCCAAGCTGCTGAGACCTTGCCTTTACTCTGTCTGCAAGACTGAAGGTCATGGCCCGCCCGTGTCTGTTGAAATCGTGGATTGTGTGGATGAATTGGATCTAACAGGATTGATTCAATCTCGTCAAGCATTTAGAACGTATAAAGAACAAAATTCCTAGTGGGCCTGGTTGGAGCGCGGCGTCGATGTCCCTGATCGAAAAAGAATATTTCACCCTTGCTGAGGTCATCGAATCCCTGGGGATGCCCTGGACCGACGTCATCTACCTTGCCGAAAATGGGCACCTGCGGCTTTCGGTCCTCGTCTTCCAGCTGCCAGTGGACTGCGGATTTTGTGAACAAATCTCTGACGATGACTGGGATCATTTCCCCTATGAGGACCCGTCGCACCTGACTGGACTGGTGGATCTGGGAGACCGCGACGCTCACATGATCCTCAAGAACGGCAGCGCCGCCGTCGAACACTTCAAGGCCAAGCCCAAGGAATACTGCAGCATCGCAGAGCGGGCGCGGCCGCAAACATTTAAGAAAGAAGACCTTCTGCTGCGGCGCTCCGAGCGCGCTCAGCTGGAATCATTGATCAAAGCCAAGCCTTCAGCAAAGCGGGGGGAGACTTTCACCCACAGCCTCAACTACCGGGAAGTCACGATCAACGGCGTTACAATCAACCTCGGCCCCCGTCAGGCGGACGTCATCAGGCAGCTCCATGAGGCGGCTCTGGCGGGCAATCCCTGGCGGAACGGCAAAGAACTTCTGAAAAACGCCAGTTCCGAGAGCAACCGCATGCACGACCTCTTCAAATCCAAGCGGATGGAGTGGCCGCTGCTCGTCGATTCGGATGGTAGAGGCCTGTACCGCCTAGCGATTTCAGATTGCATCGAACGGCCCGGCAAACGCGCCAAGAAGTAGAGGTGTGGGATGATATCCCCCTCTATCCCCTCCTGATCCCCCAGCCATCCCCCCGCAGGGCTACGCTTATCCCCCATCATATCCTGTAATTATCCTGTAATGATCCCCACGACAGGATCATTCGCATTCGCCATCCTCTCCGCAGGTTTTGCAACCAACAGCGGAGAACACGAATGTCTACCCGGCACCTATCCCAGATCGAGCTTGCTGCTCGCTGGAACCTTTCCCCCCGCACGCTTGAGCGCTGGCGGTTTACGGGCGAAGGCCCCCAATTCGTCAAACTTGGTTGGCGCGTCGTCTACCGCCTCGGTGATGTCGAGGCCTACGAGGCGGACCAGATCCGTCAAGCGACCCCCGGCTTCAGCCGAAAAGCTGGTTGAGGGGCGCGCACATGACCATCCCAAACCACATCACCCTTGAGGCTTTGGCGCGCTTGCCCATCGCCGAGATCGTCGCTCTGCCCCCAGAAGAACTGGCTCGTTTGCAGCAGGATGCCGACGAGGCTTTGCGCAAAGCCAAGGCTATGGTCGCTTGGCTCGATAGCGCCCTTCTCATGAAATACGCCGAGCGTGCGAAGGCAGCCCGCTTGGACGCTGGCAAGGACTTCGGCGCAACGCGCTTTGCCGACGGCGAGGTGACGATTGTCGCTGAACTGCCAAAACGCGTCGATTGGGACCAGCACGAACTTGGCCAGCTCGTCGAGCGCATCAAGGGCGAAGGCGATGATCCCCGCGAATATGTCGAGGTCAGCCTGAAGGTCTCGGAGCGCAAATACACCTCCTGGCCTCTCCACATCCGCAAGCTGTTTGAGCCTGCCCGCACCGTGCGCGCTGGCGCCCAGAGCTTTTCGCTCATCCTCAACAAGGAGGGCGTGCAATGACGCTTCCACTCATTCTTGCCGACCAACGCCTTGCTGAGCGCAGGGGGATCAAGGCCGCGATCTTCGGGAGATCTGGAATTGGGAAAACTTCCCTCCTCTGGACCCTCAATCCCGGCACAACGCTCTTCTTCGACCTTGAGGCGGGCGATCTCGCCATCGAGGGCTGGAGCGGCGACACGATCCGTCCTCGCACATGGGAGGAATGCCGCGACTTCGCGGTGTTCATCGGTGGTCCCAACCCCGCCATCCCAGATGCGCGTCCCTACAGCCAGCGCCACTACAACGACGCGGTCGCAAAATACGGCGATCCCGGCGCCATCGAAAAGTACGCGTCGATCTTCGTGGATTCCATCACGGTCGCTGGGCGCCTCTGCTTCCAGTGGGCGAAGGAACAGCCTGAAGCCTTCTCCGAGAAGACGGGCAAGTCCGACATACGCGGCGCTTACGGCCTGCACGGACGAGAGATGATCGGCTGGATCACACATCTCCAGCACACGCGCGCCAAGGACGTCTTCTTCGTCGGGATTCTCGACGAGAAACTCGACGACTTCAATCGCAAGATATTCGTGCCGCAGATCGATGGCGCAAAGACCGGATTGGAACTGCCGGGCATCGTCGATGAAGTCCTCACCATGACCGAAATGGCTGATGGGGAAAAAACGCTTCATCGCGTTTTCGTCTGCCAGACGATGAACCCTTGGGGCTATCCGGCGAAGGACCGTTCAGGCCGCCTTGATCTCGTCGAGGAAGCCCACCTTGGACGCCTAATCGCCAGGATTGCCGAGCCGGGCCGCTCCCCGCTGGAACGCCTGACCTTCAGCAGGCCTGCGCCTGCCGCGCCAAACGCTGACACCACCAACCCCACCACCAACAATTCTTGATCGCCAGGAGCTCGCGATGACAAACGCATGGTCTGATTTCAACGACGTCAAACAAACCTCGAACCTGATCCCCAAGGGTACAATCGTCAAAGTGCGCATGACCCTGCGCCCGGGCGGCTTCGATGACCCCTCGCAAGGCTGGACGGGCGGCTACGCCAAGCGCGGAACCACCGGTTCCGTCTACCTTGATGCCGAATACACGGTGCTTGAGGGGCCTTACGCAAAGCGCAAGATCTGGTCGCTGATCGGGCTCTTCAGCCCCAAGGGGCCGGACTGGGCCAATATGGGTCGGGCCTATGTGCGCAGCGTGCTCAATTCGGCGCGTGGGCTGTCCGACAAGGATAATTCGCCGCAAGCGCAGGCCGCGCGCCGTATTGCGGGCCTTGCTGATCTCGACGGTCTTGAGTTTATCGCGCGCATCGATGTTGGGACCGACGCCAATGGCGACGAAAAGAACGATATCCGCACCGCAATCACGAAGGACCACAAAGACTATCCGTCGGATGGTGGTGTTGGCGCGCACGCACCCGCAACCTACGTGCAGGCACCGACCCTCAAATCAGTCCCAGCACCCCAGCAGCCCTCACCGGCGGCTGGCGTGCGGCCTACCTGGGCAAAGTGAGGGCGGACCATGTTGCTTCGTCCTCGCCAGAAACTCTTCGTCGAGCGCAGTCTTGCTGCGCTCAGCACCCATCGCAATACGCTCGGTGTCGCGCCCACCGCCGCCGGTAAAACGATCATGTTGTCAGCTGTTACCGGTGAGGTAATCGCTGGAAATTCCGCCAAGGCCTGTGTGCTCGCCCATCGCGATGAACTCACTGACCAGAACAAGTCAAAATTCTCACGGGTGAATCCATCGATTTCGACCTCGGTGTTTGACGCCAATGAGAAGTCATGGGTTGGACAGGCGACTTTCGCCATGGCGCCGACGCTGTGCCGCCCGGCAAACCTTGAGGAGATGCCCGCCCTCGACCTGCTCGTGATCGATGAAGCACATCACGCTGTCGCTGATAGCTACCGTCGCATCATTGATCGGGCACTGCAGCGTAACCCCGCCGTGAAAATATTCGGCGTCACAGCGACCCCCAATCGTGGTGACAGGCAGGGTCTGCGGGAAGTCTTCAGCAATGTCAGTGACCAGATCCGCATTGGCGAACTGATTGCAGCCGGTCATCTGGTGCAACCGCGCACCTTCGTCATCGACGTCGGCGTTCAAGAAAAGCTCAAGAGCGTCCGCAAGAAGGCATCTGACTTCGACATGGCGCAAGTCGACGCCATCATGAACAAGTCGCCGGTCACAGGTTCAGTCATTGCGAACTGGAAGGCGAAGGCCGCCACCCGGCAGACCGTCGTGTTCTGCTCGACCGTAGATCATGCGCGCAATGTTTGTGACGCCTTCAATGCAGCTGGGGTGTCGTCTGCGCTAGTTCATAGCGAGATGAGCGACCCTGATCGCCGGGCGACGCTTGCAGCCTATGATCGCTGCGACATTCAGATCATCACAAACGTGAGCGTACTCACGGAAGGCTGGGACCATCCGCCGACTTCCTGCGTCGTGTTGCTGCGCCCCTCTTCCTACAAGTCCACCATGATCCAGATGGTCGGACGCGGATTGCGCACAGTGAACCCGGAAGACTATCCGGGCGTCGTCAAGACCGATTGCGTGATCCTCGACTTTGGAACCTCAAGCCTCATCCACGGATCGCTTGAGCAGGACATTGATCTGAACGGGCGCGAGCCTGCAAACGATGCTCCCACCAAGACCTGTCCGCAATGCGAGGCCGTCGTTCCCTCCGCTGTCACGGAGTGCCCACTCTGTGGTCATTTCTGGGAAACGTCTAACGAGCGTCAAGATCCCGGAGTGCTCGGTCACTTCGTCATGACGGAGATCGACCTTCTTGCGCGCTCGAGCTTCCAGTGGGTCGATGTCGAGGGCGACGGCGCGAGCCTCGTCGCAAACGGCTTCAACGCTTGGGCGGGTGTCTTTTGCGAGGACGGACGTTGGTATGCGGTTGGTGGCTGCAAGGAAAAGCGCGCCACGCTGCTGGCCGTCGGCGAAGAGTTGATCTGCATTGCCGCAGCGGACGATTGGCTCAACGCCAACGAAAGCGACGAGAGCGCCCATAAGACCAAGGCCTGGCTGCGCCAACCACCAACGCAAAAACAGCTCGCCTATCTGCCGCCCGCATGCCGCCTCGACTTCAGCCTAACACGCTACCAGGCGTCCGCGATGTTGAGCCTTCGCTTCAATGCAACTGCCATCCGGTCACGGATTGCTGAGGCCAAAAGCGGCGCACTGACGGTGGCGGCGTGATGGAGATGTTTCATGTCGCCACGAACGCACGCAAGCCATCGCTTCACCTGCTGGCATCCCCGCTTCGAACTTTGCGCCGTCTGCCGCAGCCCCACGCGCGGCTTTGGCTGGAAAGAGCCTTGGGCGTCGTCAAGGCCCCACCCCACGGTCTGGTTCTGCTCAAGGGCCTGTCAGGTCTTCTTCTCAGCGAGAGCGCGGAGGTCCACCGCAATGGTTGATCTCACCGATCAGGAACACGCCGCCATCCGTCATGCCATGAAAATGGTGGCGGAGGTCATGGAGGAGATCGGCTGGGAAACCAGACTGATCGATCTCTGCGAACAACAAGTCCTCACGCTCATCGAAGTCGCCCTCGGCGGCTTTCAAGAAGCCATGCGCGAAATCGCCATCGCCGATCCGGAGATCCCCTTCTGATGCTTGACTTCAATCACGTTCCAAAATTCGCCGATGAGCTTAATGCCTGTATCGATGCAGCGCTGGTTGCCGAGAATGCGACACGGGTAGCACGCGAATATCTTGGAGGCTCCCGCGTTGGCCACCCCTGCGAACGCGCACTGCAATTTGAGTTTGCGGGCGCCCCAAAAGACGATGGCGCTGACTTTTCTGGCCGCACGTTGCGGATCTTCGGCATTGGCCATGCGCTCGAAGACCTTGCCATCCATTGGCTGCGCACCGCCGGGGTCGATCTATACACGCGCAAGGGCAATGACCCAGAGGGCCAGCAGTTCGGCTTTTCAGTCGCAGGCGGGCGAATGCGTGGTCACGTCGATGGCGTCATCAATGCTGCGCCAAAATCTCTGAGCCTTGGAGTTCCTGCGCTCTGGGAATGCAAAACCATGAACGCCAAGAACTGGCGCGACACGGTCAAGAATGGCGTCGCAGTCTCCAAGCCAGTCTACGCCGCGCAGATCGCTCTCTACCAAGCCTATATGGACGCAGCCGTCCCGGGGCTCGCGACCAACCCAGCGCTGTTTACCGCCATCAACAAGGACACAGCCGAACTCCATCACGAGCTCGTACCCTTTGATGCGGAACTCGCCCAGCGCATGAGCGACCGCGCAGTGCGCGTCCTAATGGCGACCGATGCAGGTGACTTGCTCCCTCGCATCGCACGCGACCGCGACTTCTTCGAGTGCCGCATGTGTTCGTGGGCCAATCGCTGTTGGAGCCTGCCCGCCTGACCGCTTCTCCCTGCAGCCGCACAACCCAGACAAGCCAGAGGAATTGATCATGACCGACGACAAAATCATCCATTTCAATCCATGGCGCGACTTCAATGACGTCGTCATGCCTGAAGATCCCTTCGGCATTGAACCGGATGCCGCGCAATTGAACATCTTTCTGGATGTCGTGTTCAGCTATTGCGAAGGCATGATCCCAGTCCGTGGCTTTGTCGACAAGGGCCAGGGCAAGGACGGTAAGCCAAACAATATTTGGATCGACGCAGACGCGACCGCGCTCGACAAGCTCACGACCTTCGCCCAATGGGCATGGCGCGAGGGCGCTGCAGTCTATGTCATCCCCGGCACCGTCGCAGAGCAAGGACAGGCACGGGCGCCCGAGGTCCTGCAGATGCAGGCCATCGTGGTTGATCTTGATGCTGGCGACATCGGCGCCAAGCTCGGGCATCTGATTGCGCACCTTGGACGTCCAACGCTCATTATTGAAAGCGGGGGCCGCACCGCCGAGGGCGCTGATAAACTCCATGTCTGGTGGAAGCTGTCAGAGCCCGCCGCTGCGGAGGATCTTGAGCTTCTGTGCCGTCTGCGAGGAGATATCGCTGTGAAGGTCGGCGGCGATACGCATTTTCGCTCAGCCCATCAGCCTATTCGTGTCGCAGGCTCTGTCTACCACAAGGGCGGATCGCAGCGCCTTGTCCAGATCCGGGAACACAACGCATTCGAGGCTGATCTGCGTGCCTTCGCCGAACTCGTGGACGCCATGCCCCTCTTGGTTGGCGCAGGCGCCAAGCCATCAGCAAGCAATACTTCGAAGACCTCCCTGCAAGATGTACTGATAACGCCCGTGCATGAAGGGGGCGCAGACCTATGGACGCGGTTTGAGGGCGCAAGCGCCGCGATCGGCTACTTCGTCAGGCTCGTCCATGAAGGCAAGATCAGCCCCAACGACGGCTGGGAGGGCATCTGTGGCTACAACGCCGCGATGCTGCGACCCGCTTGGCCTGAGGAGCGTCTTAGGGATGAAGCCGACAGGCTCTGGGCGCTGCATATCAAGAAGAACGGCCCTGCGCTTATTCGTCTCGACACCCAAGCGGAACCAGTGAAGCTGGAGCGGTATCCGCTTCGCAAACTCATGGCCGACACATCGCCGATGCCGGAAGACATCATTGCGCCGCGCGTGTTGACGCCGGGCGGGCTTCTCGTATTGGGCGGCGCGCCGAAAGTCGGCAAGAGCGACTTTTTGATCAGCATGCTGGTTCACATGGCTGCGGGCGTTCCCTTCCTCGGCTTTACACCACCGCGTCCGCTCAACGTGTTCTACCTTCAAGCCGAGATCCAGTACGATTATTTGCGCGAACGGTTGCAAAACATCAAACTCGACAAAGCCGTTGTAGATGGCGCACTTGATCGGCTTATCGCGACGCCTAAGTTGAAACTGTTGCTTGATGAAAAAGGTGTGGCGCTCACAGCTGACGCCATACGAGAAGATTTCGCCAACGGCCCACCCGACATCATATGTCTTGATCCAATCCGCAACCTGTTTGATGGCGGCGAGGATGGCGGTGGCGAAAACGATAATGCCGCGATGATGTTCTTTCTGATGCACCGGGTTGAGCGCCTTCGTGACGCTGTGGCGCCCGGCTGCGGGATCATTCTGGCGCATCATACCAAGAAGCTCTCCAAGCAACAGGTGAAGGATGATCCGTTCCTTGCACTGTCAGGCGCAAGCGCGTTGCGCGGCTTCTACACCTCGGGCCTGATCATGCACCGACCGGATGAGGATGACACGCTGCGCAAGCTCGAGATCGAGTTGCGCAATGGTCCCGCCTTGCCAGCCAAACTCATCGACAAGGTGAATGGCCAATGGATTGAACAGAATCCCATGAACGAGCGGCTTGTGGCCAAAGAGGCCGGTGCGAAATTTGATGCCGAACGCGACCGCAAGGGTGATGTCATCTTGCGCATGATTGCCGGACAGGCTGCGCATGGGAAAATGTTCACGCCAACGCAGTTTGCCTCGAAGTTTGAAAACAGGGGGAGCCTGGGTGGGCGCACAGGGATCCTCGATCGACTTCAGGTTTTGGCGACCAAAGGTCACGTCAAGTACGTGCGTGGCGACGAGGCAAGAAAGCTCGGACTGAAGATTGCGGGTGTAAAATTCGGCTACCTCTGCGTGAAGGACATGGTCCTCAAAAGTGCCGCCGAGGCGATTGATGCCGAGACCGGCGAGGTGACATCAGCGCTTCTGAAAGTCCGCCCTACCGACTTCATGTGCCCTCAAACAGGGGCGCTGATGCCGGTCGAGAACCCCGATATCTGGGTCGACCAGGGGGAGGATTAAGCCATGGTTTTCGACCCCCAATTCACCCCTCCGCAGAATCCGGAAAGTGTCCGGAATCCGGAATCCGAAATGTCCGTTTGGATTCCGGATTCTGAAAAAAGCGAAGCGATATCAACACTTTGCTGCAGAATCCGGAATCCGGAATGTTGCAGAATCCGGAGTGCTCCGAATTCTGGAAATAATTCCATTAAATCAATGAATTACAACAGAATACGGAATCCGGTTTTTCCTACCCTAAGGGGTGTGTGCCCACCGATAACGGTTGGGCACGTCACCAGTCCGTCTTTGGTTTTGAGGCCGATCCTAGAACCCATCCAGACGGGACCACCCTGACCCTGTGATCCCGATCGTATGGTGAGGTCAATCAGCCTCGCCAAACATCGGGCCTGAATCCTCCCTGCACAAACCGCCCCCATCACACCTTCAACGGAGACCATCCATGTCTACGCATACCCGGACTCTACCTACCGTCAGTCCAAAGCCCGCAACAGGATCAATCCTCGCCCTAGATCTTGGCACAACCACCGGATGGGCCATGAAGCCCCCAGCCGGACCCATTGCCAGCGGCACGGTGTCATTCCGCCCCAGCCGCTATGACGGCGGCGGCATGCGCTATCTGCGCTTCCGCAACTGGCTGAACCAACTCGTCCAAGGCGGCGATGTGATCCAAGCCGTCTACTTCGAGGAAGTCCGCCGCCACGTTGGCACAGATGCCGCCCACATCTACGGGGGCTTCCTGGCCTGCCTCAGCGCCTGGTGCGAAGAGCAAAGGCTCGCCTACCAAGGCGTGCCGGTCGGAACCATCAAGCGCTTCGCTACTGGCAAGGGCAATGCTGACAAGGCCGCTGTGATCGCCGCCCTGCGTGAACGCGGGTTCTCACCCACCGATGACAACGAGGCTGACGCCATCGCGATACTCCTCTGGGCCAATGCAACCGCTGGGGGTGTGCGATGATCCGTGGGCGCAAACGCAAACCCGGCAAACGTCATGCATGCGGCAAACGCGTGAAGGGCGAAACAGAACGCGAGGCCATGTCGACTGTGCTGGAGGCCCGGCAACGCCACTACGGCGTCAGCGCTAAGCAGGCCCGCGATGAGCGGCTTGGCACCTCGCTTGGTCGTCTGGCGTTTCGCGAAGCCATCAGCGACGTCCAGTATCAGGCGGGACTTGCCTTCGCAAAGCTCTATCACCAGCATCACCTGACGATGGGCCTGCCCGTCCCAAGTCCGAGTTCTGTGGCGGGGATCCTCATCAACGAGGGGATCTTTGGCAGCTCGCCTAGCGAGCCTATGCTTGAGGAGATCGAACGCCTCAAGCGACGGTTCGAGCAAGCCAGCGATGCGCTTGATCAATGTGATCGAGAACAGCGCTTTTCGGGGGCACGTCGGCCCACGCTGCTCATGTACCGAGTGGTCTGCACCGATGAGGATGCAGGGCAATGGCCGGGTGATGACATCGGCAATCTTCGCATCGCCCTGAACGCTTTGGTGCGTGTCTTCAGGCTATGAGAGGGCTTATCCACACGACAGCAATGCGCAATGGAACCTAGTTCTTCGAAGCCGTTCGAAGTACCTATCTCATTGTCATTGCTATCATTTTTCTATTGACGGCAGGTCGAGATCGTTCTAAAAGTTCCGATATTGGATGCTCACAAATGCGCCCGGAGGTTTGCTTCGGGCGTCTTCTTTTCGGGGGATGGGATGCAGGCTCGACATCGCGGGTCCTTCCCGTGCCCCTGGTAACACGGGGGGGCTCAGCGCCCAATTTCGCTAGCCTCAGCCCGTAAATCCTAGTTACCAGTCTCCGCCCATATCTGACCGATAAGCCCGTCTAGCAGGCGTTTCCTGCAATTGAGCGGGTGGTACGCCGCCCCCGTGGTTACCACTTGCAAGTTACCACTCACCTCCCCGCACATCGAAGATCGAGAATTGCATGGCGATGTCATTTGCAGGACCGGTTGAGCTATGGCCGCTCGACCGATTGATCCCCCATGCGCGCAACGCTCGCACCCATTCGGACGCGCAAGTCGCACAAATCGCGGGCTCGATTGCAGAGTTTGGTTTCGTGAACCCCGTGCTGGTTGGCGATGACGGTGTGATCGTCGCAGGGCATGGGCGCATCATGGCCGCTCGCAAGTTGGGGCTCGATCAAGCACCCGTCATCGTCTTAGCGCATCTCAGCCCTCCCCAGCGCCGCGCTTTGATGATCGCCGACAACCAGATTGCTTCCAACAGTGGCTGGGACGATGAGATGCTGGCGGCGGAACTGGCGGCGCTGAAGGAAGAAGACTTCGATCTGGATCTACTGGGCTTCGACGATGCGGCCCTCGACCGCTTGCTCGCCGACACAATCGAAGCAACCGAGGTCTCGGACGAAGCGCCCGAGCCACCTGCCAATCCCATCAGCCGCCCAGGCGATGTCTGGCTCTGCGGCGAGCATCGGGTTGTCTGCGGAGACGCAACTGTGCTCGGCGATGTCGAGACGGTGCTGGATGGTGAGCTCGCCGACATGACGTTTTGCGATCCGCCCTACAACGTCAACTACGCCAATTCAGCCAGCGACAAGCAGCGTGGCAAGAACCGCGCGATCCTCAACGACGCCCTTGGCGAGAGTTTTGGCGCGTTCCTCTACGACGCCAGCGTCAACATCCTCACGGTCACGAAGGGCGCCGTCTACATCTGCATGTCATCCTCCGAACTCGATACGCTCCAGAAAGCCTTCCGCGAAGCTGGTGGCAAATGGTCCACCTTCGTGATCTGGGCCAAGAACACCTTCACGCTCGGGCGCTCTGACTACCAACGGCAATACGAACCGATCCTCTATGGCTGGAAAGACGGCGCGGACCATTATTGGTGCGGCGCGCGCGACCAGGGCGATGTCTGGTTCGTCGACAAGCCTCACAAGAACGATCTGCATCCGACCATGAAGCCGGTTGCGCTTGTCGAGCGCGCCATCCGTAATTCCTCAAAAAGCCGGGACATCGTGCTGGATCCCTTTGGCGGCTCTGGGACCACAATGATTGCCTGCGAAAACACCGGTCGCCGGGCACGCCTCGTCGAGCTTGATCCCAAATACGTCGATGTGATCGTGACGCGGTGGCAAAATTTGACAGGTGAGAATGCTATTCTTTCAGGTACTGACCGAAGTTTTGGTGATTTGGAAACTGAGCGTCTGGGAACTACAGCTGCGCAAAGCTAGAAAGGCGCCTCGTGATGCAGTCGCGTTTGATGTCCATGATTGAAGCCATCGTGAATGTGCTAGTCGGATTCTGGGTAGCGGTGTTGACCCAGATGCTGGTTTTTCCGCTTTTCGATCTGCACGCCAGCTTCAGTCAGAACGTCGGCATGGGTTTGATCTTCACTGTCGTTTCCTTGGTGCGTTCCTATCTTCTTCGCCGCGCCTTCAATGCTATCCACGGCTGGAAAAATGTCTCGATTGATTAAAATGGTAATCTGTTGAGGCTATACATAGATTCCTTATCGTCAGGCTTCACATTCATAGTCATTTTAATTGGGCTTTCCCCTAAGGGATAATCTTTCCATGAAGTCCTTGCCTTTCCGAGACAAGGTCAGAATTTTATAGCGCCTATCATAAGGATCTTCTGTCCGAGACACGTATTCCATCCCCTTTTGTCTATCGGCTTTGCGATCCGTCCAGTATGAGACATTACGAGATGCTGACGCATTGGTGAGGTTTAATTCCCTCTCAATGTCTTTCTGGTTGCAGCTCCCACGA